GAAATATCCACTTGATTGACGTTGAGAGCGACGCCGTTCTGGTACACGCACGCTTGCGAAACAATGATCGGAGGAAGAACCGAAGGGAAGCTCGGCGTGTGCGGAGCGACTCCGTTGATACGGTCGAAGCTCAATCCTTCGAAGCTCATTTCCCACGATGCAATCTGACCTGTTGCAAAGTTTGCAAGATTCAACTGCGTCGTGCGACATCCGAGAGCCTTCTGCGTGATTTCGTTCGCCCAGTACGTGCTGACCGAGTACGCAGGATGTCCTGTGTTCGCGGTGTAATACGTTTTGAACTTCGAAATTTGAACGTTCCCTGAAAACACGCCGGATGGTTTCGCAGGAGAAACCGTCACGGTTGCCGTTCCGACGCCTGACGTCTTCGCAGTAATGAAACAAGGGTGATGCGCTCCTGCTTCAAGAACAACGAACGAATCGTAAAGGTTCAAGGATGCAATGTCAGCGTCTTCGATTTGAAGAACCGACGCCGTATTCCCGGCGACTTTCGTCGTGATTCGCGCAGCGAGCGTGCGTTCAGCTCCGAGAGCGGATTTGAAAGGAACCCAATATTCTGGTGCCGCACCTTCCGTGCCTGAACCTTTGAATTCGACCGGAAGTGAACCGGAAACTGATTCAAGCCCTGCGCGTGGCGGGACTTTCCCGATCGAAGATTGAAGAACGTTTCGTTCGACGACTTCTTTGACGGGGTTGTTCTCGATTCCTTCGAGAGTTTGCAGGTAGTCGGTCGCCGACGCTGGGGCGACATACGTGCCTTGGGTGACTTCGGCGGCGATCCCAGTGATCGACGCATTCTTTGCAATTGGGACTGCCATGTTATCTCCTTAGGTTAGGGTATCGCGTTCCGATATTTTACATTTAAGTTTAAACGCAAAATGACGGCTCTGTTTTGTAAAATTTGTGGTTCCGAAATCGCAGGTGAATCAACGAGATCCACCACCGACGGAAGGGAAAGCTTCGTATAAAGCGATTGCACGATGATCGTGTCGATTTGGTTGTACATGTCTAGGATCACTTCGTTGATTTGATCATCATCGAGACGCTCGGCGAACGTGCGTGAAAAGATGATTTCGAATCCTTGATCGAGCGCATAGTGTCGCATCGGTCCTGATCGCGTACTGGCGGACAACATGCGAACGCCGAAACCACGTTCCGCATTTCGAAGGTCGTTTTGTTCCGGGTCGAAGATTCGTTTCAACCGCTGATAAGAAGGCAAATTGGCTTGAACCAAATTCACGATCGCATCATGAATTTGTTCGACGATGTTCATCTGCGCGTCCAATTCATCGAGCGAATGTCTTCCTTCTCGCCTTCGGAAACGACGCCGTCTTTGTCTTGATCAACGCGAAGAGTCAACTCACCTGATTCAAGATCGAATGAATCCGTTGCGTCTTTGAGTCTTTGACGCGATTCGTCGGATGTTGCGATCGGGGCCATGATGATCTTGGCCGTCGCATGCACCGCTGCGACCTCAACGCCGTTCACATCGATCACCTGGGATTCGTCTGTGATCAACTTGCGTTGCTTCAGGCGCAGAACCACGAGGTCTTTGGCAGCAAGGTATTGCTCGAGGAAGTCCGTGCGTCCTGGGGGAAGCCAGCGCGTATCAGCGATAAGCTCCGGGTAGTAGGCGCGCAGGAGATCGTCATCGCAGAAGATGTTTAGGACGCTCTGCAACGCAGTTCCGACCGACAAGGTGCCTGAAACCTTCAATCGGATCCAATAAAGGTCGATGTCCAATACGGGCGCGAGCTTGTGCGCTTTCCAGTTGTCCTGATTCTCCCAGTGAATGAACCCACTTTGGGTAAATCCCACCGTTTGATCGACGACATCTTTGACCGCGGCCCACGCACTTCCGGTCCAATATTCGATCGTGACGGTGACGGCGTTCACGTTCAATGTCGCGAGCTTGAAATGCCTCGAAGCGAACTTGCCTTCGAAACCCATGTAAAAGGCATCCGCTGCACCGATCACGAATGCGAGTGTCGTCGCCGACGGTGTGTTCGTCTTCGCGGTTGTCTCGGTCGCGTTCAAAATTGTTCGGACGACTCGTCGGTTGATCATTTATTGAATCCTACCATTCTTTAAGTCCACCCTTCGGTTCTGAAATCCCACTTCACCCCAGTTCGGACCCTGCTTCTAGCTTTATTCCCGTTCGCGTCGTGAGTTGTTTTCACCACAGTCCACACACCTTCAGCGGTATCGGAACCGTCCGACGCTACTCCGACAAAAGAATCTCTTAAAATAAGAGAAGCAGGAATGTCGTATCGAACTTCTTCCGTGTCCTTGAACTGCTCGTTATTGATTCGAGCGAACTCACTTGAAACTAGTCGAAGAAGTCTGACTACTTGAATGGCGAGTAACTCGAACCGTGGAAGTCTGGAATCGTAGACTTGGCCGAGTCGTTCAGCGAGATCTTGATCAAGGGCGTATTTGGTTTCCTTCATAATGCGTCCCAGACAGTCATGATTTCATCGACCGAGTACCAAACAAACGCGGCATACACCGCTGCGACTGGCTCCGACGTTTCGACAATGCGTTTCGTCACTCCGCTCACATCCTTGGAAGGCATGTTTTCTTTGGAAGTGGACGTGCTGTAGTTCACTATTTCCGTCGAGATGTCTTCATCATCGACGATCAGAAATACTTTTCCGTCTTTGAATTTACTCATGGAACTTCACCGGCGATATCGTCAGCGGCCATGTTCGTCATCGTTCCGGTCGCAGTTCCTTTGCCGTCGATCAGCGTCGGGAACGTATCGCCGTCGCCCATCCTCCACCATGAAACCAGATTGGCATAGGCTGAATGATCCACAAGATTCCCAGGTTGACCTGAATTATAAAGTTCGGTGATCTCAGTTTGAGTCAGCGCCTTATTCCAGACGCTCACTTCATCCATAAACCCAGAATACGGGAACGCCGTGTTTCTTGCTCCCATCGTGAAATTGGCTGTGTTTACAAATGACCCGGCCAACGCTGCGGACGGGGGAGTGTCGCCGATCACAGCGTTCTTATAGACCCGATTCCCGTTGATGTTCGAGTTCCCGGAAAACGTCAGGACGACATGTTGCCAAACTCCAGCGGTGAGCGCCGTAGTGAATGCGTGAATAGTGTTTGAAGCTGCGGTTCTCATTTGAACTTGTAGTGCGCCGCTCGTGACCAAGTGTTGAATGTTGTATCCCCAGACGTTCGCATCGTTCGAACACTTGCTGATCAGGCATCGAGTAGCGGCTAGGTTGTTCGGTTTCACCCAGAATCCGATTGAGAACGCCTGACTGACTTCGAATGTGTGATTATTCCCGCACGCGACGAGATCATTTACGCCATCGAAATCGATCGAGTACGCATTGTTCAGGACAAGGCTACTGAACAGGGATGTGCGATTGTCCCAAATGTTCGAGAAGTCTTCGGTAGGTGCAGTCTCAACCGTGTACACATTTCCTTGACGGTAGACGCGCATGATTCGCCATTTCGCTTCTGACTTGAGTGAACCCGCTTCAGCCACACCGATGTATCCGAAGCTGGAACTCGCTTCGTCGATGACGACGACTTTGCCTTTGTACCCGCCGATGTCAGGAATTAATTTCTGGACGATGTCAGTGATCGCCATCAGGTGCCCTCGAAGACATCGAGGTTAACTGCAACGGCGGTAGACTTGATCGCGTGAACCTCGCCAGTGAAAAGATTGTCCGAGGTTATCTCGTATTTGTCATTCGGGCCGAGTTGAATTCCTTGGTTCACGACTGCCGCTGCTCCGAGTTTCAAATAAATGGTGGCTGCAGTGTTATTCACGAAGAGAGCGTATTTCCTGGAAGCGTTTGAAGCGAGGACCGTTGCGTCAACGTTCGTGACTGATGGGCGCGTATTCGCTGCACCGGAAAATGCTCGTGTTGATTTTGTATCGATCGACTGAATTGCGGTGAGGCTTGGACCTTCGAGATCGACGGCGACACGCGATTCCGTGCCGGAAGTGCCTGGTCTGAATTTAGCTTGCTCGCGGTCGACGAGCGTTGGAGACAGCGCCATTGATCCCCTTCAAGAATTTCGGGTATTGCGCGACGTCCACGAGAAACCAGGCATACCATTTTCCGTCGTCGGCCTGTTGGATGTCAGTGTAATCCGCGCGGCCCATTAACTGGATGTTCGTTTCGAGTTGAAGGCGGACCAGCATTTCTACCGAGTCCGCCCTCAGAAACATCCTCACAAGGGATGGACTGGAATTTCCAGAAGTCCCTTGCATTGACATGATTAGTTATTGTCCTTGCGGAGCAACAGACTGTTTTGCAGAGCCGCGTGGCCCCACTTCATGTCCAGAACATTGAGCACGCTTGTCGATCCGTACTCAGGGGCAGGACGCTGACCGAGATTCAGAGCTTTCTGAATCGCGTATCCGTATCCTGACTTGTCGTACATGTAGAACCGATTTGCAGCGACGTTCGTGCTGACGATCACAGGCACGCCGTAGAGTTTTCCGAGCTGACCGTTCGGGATGATTGCCGAACCGTAGAGATCAGCCTGAACGAACTCAGCGATCGACAGAAGCGCTGATTCGCTGTCAGGGCCGCAGAGGAATACGAGATTCCCTGCATCCGCTTCAGCAGTCAGGAGCGACTGGCGCATTTCGAGGAAGATCGCTTTCGATACCGCACCTGCAGTCGTGGTAGCAGTCGAAGCCGCTTCCAATCCTGCGATGACGAGTACGTCGAAGTTCTTCGACTGACCCTTAGCTGCGCGAGCAGCGAGGTCGGCCTGAACATCAACAGAAGATTCGATCTCATCTTGTGGATCAACTGCCCACGAAACCGTGGACATCTGATTGAGAGTGATCGTGTCCACTGCGTAGGTCACATTCACAAGCGTTGCTGTCGCAGCCGAGGCGCGATCTTCAACGGCGAATGAACCGCCACGTGGCACAGAGATGGACTTAGAGCCCTTCCCTGCGTAAATCGATGCGTCGTAGATGGTTGGCATCACGACGGCTTTTGAAATGAGTTCCCGCTGCACGAGGGATACGATGAGCGCATTCTTCGTGGCGGTTAACTCGGTATTTCCTTCAACTGCCATTTTGAACTCCTATTGTTTAGGAAGTGCGCGGAGTTGATCCATGATCTCGTCCTTCGTCAAATCCTTTAGTTGCTTCCCTGGTACAACCGGGGCGCGTCCACTCGGGACAGTAGGATTTATTACTGGCGTCTTCGGAGCTGCAAACAACATCGGATACTCTTTCTTGAGGTCGTCTACGAATGATTGAACGCCGTGAACTTCTCGGGAATCTTCATCGTATTGCAGAAGATCCATCCGTCCAAGTTTCCAAGCGCCATCAGCCTTAACGACTCCGGCCTTCTCGAGTGCTTTGGTCACTTCACCAGTGACCTTTTCATCTCGGAAAGACTTCTTGAGTGTCGTGTTTTCTGCGGCCAGCTTTTCAGCGAGAGCTTTATACTCTCCCTGTTTCTGCATGTCCGCTTTTACGCGATCCTCGAGATCCTTCTTTGTTCGCAGGTAGGCTTCACGATTTTTCCGGGATTCAGTGAGCAGTCGTTCATTCGTTGCTGCCAACTGTTCCGGCGTTTGCTGTTCAGCAACCGTTCCGTGTTTGCCATCCTCATTGCCAGATTCGTCATTCGACGATGCCTCAGCGCCCTTCGGCGGTTTGACTTCCATGTGTTCCCTTCCCTTCAATATAGATTGAAAGGCCGTGCGTTACAAACACGACCTACTTTCGGGTCAAGTCTCGTATGATTTGCCGATAATATCTATTGATTAGTGTGAGGATTCTTTGGGCGAATTCTTGTTGGTGCGGTGGGATCGTTGGTCGCTTCGGTTGTCCGCCCGCTCCCTCACGATGTCCTTTCTCTTTCAACTTTGCGAATTCATCCAAGTACCCGATTTCCGGGAAGTATCCGTGTCGATCGGACTTCTTCGAATGTGTGATCGAATCGTGCTGATGCCCGGTCAAATACAGGTTCACCGGGCGATCCTTCTTGCCGGGGTATTTCTTTTGAACCGAGTACGGGTAACCGACTTTCGTTCCGCCTTTGGTTTTCTTCTGCGCTTGCTGCGCTTTATATCCGGGCAAGCGACCAACGCCTTTGATCGTGCTGATGCCTTTGTTGAGAAGGTCTTTCATTTCGGCGATTACCAATTTCGCGAGGTCGTCTGCGTTTTGAGATGTCATCGGAGCGCGCAACCTGTTCAGCTTTTTCTTGATCCGTTTGATCGCGTCGCCGGTTCGTGAAGCCATCAATCAATCCAACAATAAAACTTGCAACCACAGATCCGACAAAAGCCGTGTTCGCAAACATTGTCTCGTTTCTTGTCGCAGAATAGGCAAATCATTCGTATTCCCTGCCATGTACGTTTCGGAGTCTTGTCTCAAAACTCATACGAGTCCCTCGTCTTCGAGAAAATCTTGAATCACTTCTTTGATTCCTGCTTTTATTGCAGGTCGGAACGTTTGGTCTTTCGTCGAGTCGGGAATGAATTGACGGAGAGGGAGAGTGGATTCACCTGAGAAGTTGTTGTGACCGTCGGCTTTTCCTTGCTCGTCCCCGGGGACGGTGATTCTGAGTTTGTTTCCTTTTCTAACCACTTGGACGGAATCAAGTAGGTCTCCTGTGAGTTCCAACGTCGCGACTTTGCGGCCCACTTCTTTTGCGTATTCCGCAGATAACTTAGGGAAAGCACGACCAGAAACGGGAGAGCGAGCGTCACCCACATCAGACAAGAT